GACGCCTGTTACGGCAAGAGTTTCACCGATTGTGACCAATCCAGTAACTCCTAGATCATCGCCAACAATCAGATCGTCACCAACTATCAAGTCTACCACAGACAAAGAGGCAAAAGCATCAACCATAGCCGCGCCAGAGCCTGCGCCATTTGAGTAGATAGCTTTAGTTTGTCCCGCTGAGATTGTAATAGTCGCCCCAGAGCCTTGCTTAATAATAATGTTCTGCGAACCAGAGGTTCCATTCTCGATAAACCACAGCTTGCTAACCGTGTTTGGCCCAATTGTAATTGTACAGGCAGAATCCAAAGTTCCTGTGTACTTTAAAAAGAGTGACCTCCCAGGATCAGTGGCTCCGTCTGCGATCGTTGTGGTGTGCGTGTTGGCGTTAGTTGTAATCGCCTCAGTGCCAAAAGCAAACGCTTCTGCAATTAGTTCGAGGTTAGTGTTGGTTGTATCGCCCCAAGAGCCTGATTGCTCACCAGAGCCAATTTCTTCTAACCGTAAATCATTTGTATATACACTTGCCATTTTTATATCCTATGCTGCAATGTCCGCCCAAGACGGTGTTTGCGAGGGCGTGACCCCCAAAAAGTTTGGTGTCTGGGACGGAATAATCAATCCCCATGGTTGTTGCAGTTCGCCTATTGATGCCGTAGCCGAGAGCCCTGTTACCGTTACATTAGCGTTTCCAGTGGTCGCTGTCGATGCACTATTCACCGAAGCCGTCATTGCCACCATTGTATTGGTGGTAAAGAAACTACCTAATACGACTGTACCAGAGACTCCAGTTACAGAGACGTTGGCGAAACCGGTGACCGTAACCGCGCCAACAGACCCAGTAGCTGCGCTAGGCGCAGTGACTGTAACATTAGCTTCGCCAGAAACCGTGGATGCACCAACGGATCCAGTCGCAGTTACGTCGTAGGCAACATTGGTATTCCAAGTGCCTGTGTTCCATCCTTGTAAGGAGCTGTTCCACCCCTGAAAGGCTGCAACCGGATCGGCCATTAGGCTATCCGGATGATCGCGTTAGATGCGTCAGCAGTGGGAAAAATAATGGTGAAATCCCCAGAACTGGCTGCTTTATCTGCGCCGAAGTCTAACACACAAACCGTTGGATCGCCCGTAGCCGCTTCATTAAATATCAAAGCGCCTCGAACTGCCGAGATGGTTACGTTAGAAAACACTTCATCTGCGAAGTCAGTTAAAGCAGTTGTGCTACTAGCTACGGGTGTAACACTCGTCAGGAAATTTCCTTTAGCTGTGTAGTTCGTGCCACTAATCTCGTTAGTAGATGTATACGCAGTAGTTGCAGCGGTGAAAGTAGCACTGTTGTCATACAGAGCCAGTTTAAACTGGTTGCTTGCTGCCGTGAAGTTATGAACGCCCTTCATTAGTTCTACTTTGAACGAGGTGCATAAGAAGTTACCATTAAAAGCCATTACATGTTCCTTATATACTCGGCCAGAGTTGGCTGACCAGCATCTTTAATTGCATTATATACCGTAGTTCTATCGCTTTGGATAGCCTGTCGCATATATAGGGCAACAGTTTTTTCTACAGCGTCTCGATATTCTTTGGCTTGTTCTCGAATAGCAGGAGGTGCGGTCTCCGAAATGCCAACTATTTTACTCACACAGCGTTGAGCGACTTCCTCTGGAGTGAACCCACGGTTGTTTGTCGTTGCAACTTCAACTTTAAAATCGTTCGACATCGTGACGGGGAAAGATGCGGTCATACGTTAATCTCCTTATGTTTTGGCGCGAATGAGTTGACCAGTGCGGTACTCGTCCGTAACCTCTTGAGCCTCGCCCAGGTTCTTTAACCTGCCCGCTGCTTCACCAAATCTCTGCATGTACATCTGCATAGTTTGAGGATCGCCCTTCATGTAAAGATACGCCTCAGATAAACTTCCGTAGAGCATCGCCATCTCTGCGTTCTCGCTCAACCATGTCAGTGTAGTATCCGCGCCAAGAGCCGAGACTGTAGCCGTAGCCCCACTAGGGCTGGCTGTAATTGTCTCACCTACAGTGTAGTTGCTACTAGGGATTACTACAATTAATGAGGTGGTGTTGGGAACTGAATCCACACCACTACTTTCACCGCTCGTACCGCCAGTGATAGTGTCATTCGCCGTGAACGTCCCTGTCACACTTGTAAGAGTAAGAGTGTAGCTACTTTGAGTTAAACTCTCAGGGCGGTAGAAGTAATGAAGTTCGGAAACAAAATTGCTGTTAGGTGTAGGACCTAAGATAAATGTGTTTAAATCGTACATCGCATAGTATCTAGGAGCCCCAGTTGTAGCAGGGTTGGGGGTGTACGTCTGCACAAACTCTGGGTCTTTGAAGTCTACAAAGTTTGCAGCGCCACTACTGTCCGTAAACGATAAGGAGAACGGGGCTAAGAAATCACTAGGAACCTCCAAGAACTTGTTTGATGCAGACATTGCACCCGCCACGTTCTTGCGAAACAAACTAAGCTGGACGTTCTTGAGGATGCGCTCCTCAGTTAAACGAATAAATAAAGGGAGGTTTGTAATAAAAGACGTTTCGTTGTTTTCCGTGTAGTCCTGAATCGCCGTCTTTAATTGTGTGTATGTAAAGCTCATGTTGTCACCGTCACTTCGCCTACCGTCCCAGTGGCTTCCAGGTTGTTAGGGGGGTTAATGCCATTAGATGTCGAACCGCCAACAGGGTTCCACCCGTACTGGATGTTTCTCTCTTCTACCAAATTAGGCTCGGGCCTTGGATTGCGTAACGCTTGAGGATCTGGGCCTGCTCGAGAAGGAAACAGTTGGGGGTGCTTGAACTCAAATTCGTCAGGGCCAACTAAAGAGCCAGTCCATTCCTTCTTCATGTCCTTGAGACGGTATCTAAACCCCGATCTGTCTGAAATCCCCCATGCTTTGTTACCAGATGCAAACGCCATTAGAACCTCAAGTACTGTATGCTAGGTTGCAATTTCAACGGAACACGAGCCTCGTCTTCATCTGCGGCTCTCTGGAACTCTTCTTCGTACACAGTTTTTAAAAGCTGCACACGCTCGGGAGCCCGCTTCAACGCTAGATAATAGGCTAACCCTGCAACCATGCAGGGGTAAAAACGGAACGGCATGTCTGTGGTGTTTACCAAAGTGTCCGCGTCATCAATCCGGCGTAGGTAATAGTAAATCAACTGATCAGTAGAGTTCTCAGGAACAGCCCAAAGATTAACTACAGGCGCAATCTGACGGTTAAACCAGAACTGGCTTGGCCGTCCTTGCGTTGTTTTGTTGGGCAACGTGGCGTAATCCCCACGACTAATGCGGGTTAAGTCAAAGTCTGTACCGCTTCGACGCAGCACCACTTCCAAGATATCAACCACATCGGCGAGTAACGTCTCCTCCGATTGCCCCTGTGTCAGGGTGATAGTTCCCTGCTTCACGGTCCACATGTTTAGCCCACGATTAGCCCACTCTGCAAACATCAAGTTCAAAGAGCGACGAGCTGTACGGGCGTCATAGCCAGTGCGAACTTCTATTCCGCACCGCTCAAACGCTTCTTCTATAATCTCAGCAACGTCGAGATTAAAGTCTCTTGAATCTGATGTTGTCATTAATAGTTCCCCGTTTTACGTTTGGTCCTACGTTTTGCTGCGGACACTCTACGGGGTTTGCCCGCAGGTTGACCAAGTTTATTCTTTTCCCGTATCTTACTACGTTTTTCCGACGCTGTCATTTCTTTAGATGTCTTAGGCGTTTTTGAACTCACCCTCTTACTTGGACGGCAATAAGGAGTGCTTCGGCTCTCCCCCTTCTTCCGACCGCAAGGCTTGCCCGTCTTGACATCTACCCAGTCTTCTTTGAACCACCGCTTGAGGGCCGCGCCTTTTTTTGTTTTACGAACAGCCATCAGTAAATATTCGTTTCTTTGCGTCTATTCTCTTCAACCTCGCCACAGCCCAGAGCAATAAAGCCGCCCTCTTTTAGCTTCTTTGTGACAGGGCGTTTGCGCTTCTTAGAAGATTCTCCCCAGTTTGACGCGCCCACCTTTCGACATTTTGCTATTGCTCCCGAGGCGTAGGCGCTTGGGAACACCTTGTACCTGGCTTTGACCTTCTTGTAACAAGCGTCTTTGGGCATTAGTTTTCCCCTTGTTTGGAGGCGTGGATATTTGCTTCGACATCTGTGATCGGGATAACGTCATAGTCAGCCTTCCGTATTAAAAAGTCCTGCCACATAGGCTTTATCATCTGGTGGTTCTCTTCAACTTTATATGTCACCAAGGATATACTGGCGTTCATCTGGTAAAGCTGTAAGGCCCCCCAGCTAACAAGCCCAAGCACAATAAAAGAAACGGTTTGATGTAGATCTAATTTCATTTCATCACCATTTACTACAGGACCAATAACGAGCGGAGAGCTTGTCAAGTTTCTTTGTATCGCACCCGTGCCTTGCACGAAATGATTTGCGCCGTTTAGGGTTGGACTTCTTAATAGTCATATTGGCATCGCCGAAACGAACTATTTTTTCTTTGCCCTTATCACAAGCCTTCACAACAAACTTCTTGCCCCCAGACTTCTGCCGTTTGGGGCTGTTGCACTTCATCTTGGACTTGTCGATCTTAGCCATATCAAACTGCCCTAAAGTTTATGCGTGATAGAACATCATCAAATCAATGGTGCCTACGATAAATGTAACGAAACACCCGTCCTTAAACAAAATGCCCTCATCAGGAAACCCACGGGCTCCATCCGACTGACTGTCAGTTCCAGTTGATCTGAACTGTATAACTTCTGTTCCAGTCGCACCTGTATCTCTAAGATTAGCTGTGCCTGCGGTTCCGCCAGATACAAAAGAAAACCCTTGTAATCGAGTGCGACCTGCAAAAACAACACCTAAAGCATTGTTATTGATTCCAGCGGATACGTTTCCAGCGGGGTTTCCTACAGCAGTTATGCTTGCAATAGTTTTAAAATAACCTGAACTTGTTGCTGTTCCAGCATTAGCGCCCGTAAGGTTCTCAGTAAGAGCCGCACCATTTACATCTGTGCCAACTATATTAAACGATTTTGAAGAATCGTTACCTGCGGACAAAATTGTTACCTGCCGTGCAGAGGCGTTAATAACACTTCCGCCGTCGGCTAAAGCCCCGCCAATTGTTAAAGCCGCGTTGTTGCCCACTGAGGCGGCAACTGATATTCCGTTTGCATCTAGTGCCACTTCATCAGTGATGATGACTGCGGTTACGTCTGATCCTGCCATTTCGGCCTCCTATAAATGAAGGCGGGGCGTTAACCCCGCCAAGTTAAACATTAGGCTGCGAAAACAAACGTACCAGTAGTACCCGCACCAAGAGGCTGAAAGTTAAACGAGATATTCCACAGACCTGCTGTTGTGCAAGTAAAGTAGATGTACGAGCCAATGCTGAACAAGTTTGTTGTTGCGCTTGCAGGAGTATACTTCAACAAAGTTTCACCCGAAGTAGACGTATCAAACACAACTGCGCTGCTTGTACGGCTTTCGATAACGCTGCCTGTTTCATAAGCATCACTACCCGCACAATCAAAGCTCAAGAAAGCAGTGCCGCCAGTAGTGTCTACTGACTGAGCGTGTACAACAACAACACCTGCTGTCGCTGCTGGCAGAGTAGTGATTTGCTGTGCGCCACCAGTGAATGGGTTGACGTTAATTCCAGCAACGTAAGTAACAGTGGCTCCTGTAGCTTTAGCAGTTACAGCTAGACCGTTTAGCGAGGGGTTGAGGAAAGCAGTGCCAGAAGTAAAGATAGACCCAAGTACCGTAAGGTCTCCGCCTACAGAAGCGTTCGTTCCGTATGTGGAATTTGTGGTATCCGTGCCCGTTGTGGCATTAGTTGTGATGTCTTGAAAGCCGTTTTGCGAACGCACTGGTCCGCTAAAAGTAGAATTACCCATGGGAATCTCCTGTCTGGGTTAAGTCAGCCGCCCAATGCGACTGTCAGGGATGCCCAAACAGTACAATAGATTTTTACAAAAAGAAAGAGGCGATCCGAAGA